ACATAGATAAATAGACTAAGAGTTAAAAAAGCTAAAGACATAGGTCTAATATTTCTGGCTAAAAAAGAGCCTTTATTGTCTGACTCCCATCTTTTCGTTACCTCTTGCATTTCTATTACATCTTGTTCTAGCTCTTTTATCAGCATTTCTTTCTCTACTTCATTAAGCTCTTTACTCCCTCCGATGGCTTCTAAAATGTCAGAGACTTTGCCTCCAGTAATTGCATCAAAGACAGGAGAAACTTTTTTACCAGTTGCTACTACACCTCTTAAAAGGTTTCCGAAAAAAGTGCCTTTCTTTTTTTTTAATAAGTCCATATAACGTCTTGTGCTTTGTCAAAATCTAAATCAACGTGAATAAAAGTGTTTGCGATACCTATCCTTGTAAATCCAACGCTTAAAAGTGATTCAATTATTTTAAATCTAGTAGTACTGTCTGTTGCTTTTATATCTACTGCTAACCCTTTAATATGGCTTGATGTAGGGTTTTTTATAGACTCAGGATGCGTTGGACTTCTATATGCTGAGTTAATAAAAAATGGAATTCCAGCAAACTCTCGCGCTTCATCTAATACAAATAAAAATTCATTATTCATATTCGTTTCAATTTCTTTAAAATACTTACTCATTTAATCAAAAATGTTTATTATTTTCCAAACTAAACCACCAATAAAAGTTAGTAAAGTCAAACTAATTGCAACCTTTGCTGCTGTTATCTTTTCAGTTAATTCTATTTTATCTACTCTATCCGATATTACTCCAACCTCGTAAACCAATCCTTTTTTATCAGTCTTTTCATCATTATCTAAAATGTCAGAGATGCGTTGGTTAAATAGTTCTTGTTTGTTAAAAAAAGTAGAAAAATCTGCAGCCATCCTATATTGAATAGCTGCCATTGCTTTCTGTTCTTCTCTTATTTCTGATATGATTTCTTTTTGTGTCATTATTCAAATGGATTTATTCCTTTTTTTAATAAAACTTTTGCCCATTCATCTTCACTTGTGTAAGTGTCTAAAACATCCCAGTAAGTTGTGAAAACTTTATCTGGCATAACATATCCATAGACTGTTAAAATTTGCCTATCGTTAGTCCAACAGATGTAGTAAGTTTTAACAATTGGGAATTTAATTTCTTTCATATTTTAATTTTTTAGGCTATTCCGCCATCTGTTATGCTCCAGTTAAAATTGCTAATTAATGATGCCCTTGCTGCTGCTGCTGCTCCACCCCCAGTATATTCAGCACCGCCAAAACTTATATTTATAGTAGGTGTATATCCGCTTCCATTGGGGAAAGCTGCTTGAAGTGTTGCCTCCCAACCAATCAAAATGGCATCGTAATTTGATGTTGAAAAATTAGTATTTTGTGCAAAGTTTGAGAAATTTGTTGCGCTTGTTATATCCCAAGATGATAAATTTTGATCAACGTTTGTACCTCTTAATGCTAAACTAAAATTTGTTACATTTCCTACATCAATCGAACCCAATCCAACACCCGTATAAGATGAAGAGTTAAAAAAAGCGACATCCAGTCTTGTAACATTTGAAAAATCCCAATTTGTAAGATTGCCGTTAAAAGATGAACTTCTAAATGTACCACTCATTCGATTTACATTTGACCAATTAGGAAAATCTGTAGCTGTCCAATCGCAATTTGAAACACCATAAAATGCTTTGTCTTGTTGAGAACCCCAATCAATAGTTCCCCATTGTTTAACTTTTATAATTTTGTCTTTATCGCCACTATTATTAAAGAAAATTTGAGGAAATGTTCCGCTTATACTCACATCATAGTCTCCTGCGCTTGCAAAAGTAATTGTTTGACCTCCAGTAACACCAGTAAAAGTCTGACCATCTGAAGTGATTATATCATAATTGTAGACTCCTGAAGCCGTTGGTATTGTGATTGTTTCATTTGAAGAAGTTGTTCTCCAGGTCGTGATAAATGTAGTTGTATCTCCGCTTGAAAAAACTAAATTAGCTCCTAGATAGGCTTTTATTATCTCGGTAGCACCTAGATATGCTTTTGTGATTGTTGCAGCTCCTATTTTAAAACTCATATTATCCTATTATTAAGTAAAATGTTGTTGCTACTGGCGATCCAGCATCATACTCAGCTTGAGTCAAACTAACAACATTGTAAACTAAATCACTTCCAATAGGTTCGGATGTAGTTTTTGAGTTAATAGTATTTACTTCTGCACCAGCCTCAATGCCTCCTAGCTTTGTACTTGAAGCACTATCAAAAGAAACTTTAGCAGTATTTGCCACAACGTCTGTGTTTGCAGATACTAAAGATTCCGTATAACCAACCTTTGCGTTGTTAGCAGTAATTTCGCTCGCTTGTGCTGTTGTGATTCCAACCTTTGCGTTGTTAGCAGTAATTTCGCTCGCTTGTGCTGTTGTGATTCCAACCTTTGCAGTATTTAAATCTATCTGAGATTGTTTTGATATTAAATCCTCTGCAATTTCGACAAGATTAGTACCAACTCTAGTAGCTGTATTTGCACCGGATGCGGTTTCATCCCTTATAACAATTGCGTTACTTTTTATGCTCATAATTTTTAATTAAATGTTGTGTCAAATGTTAAACCAAATACATTTTCTAAAGGTGTTGGAATTGCATTTATCCTTCCAATCCCTTGCCTCCATATTTCTCTATCTTTGCATCTTTTGCAGTCGCACTCTAAAACTGTATATGTATTTTTGCAATAGCAGTAAAATGATCTCATTTTTTACTTTTCTTTTTTAAATACTTAGTTAGTTTAACTACGTTCTTTAATTTTGGTTTGTATGTTTTTCTCATTATAATACCCAGCTTGATGTGTTACTGTCTTTATCTGGATAAATATCTGCTCCAGAATTTGAGTTATATTCTGGGAATTTTGTGCTATCAAAGCACATGTAATCCACAAACCTTCTTGTATAATATTCAGCAAAATCCCTTTCTTTTTGTACTAAAAAATCTACTTCATCTTTGTTTACTGTCTCTGAGTTTTCAGATGTTCCCTTAAAGATTCCTTTTGATTTTACTTGATACGCACAGAATGGTAAATAATCTACCATCGCATAATGAATCAGCATAGGTTGCACAAAATCAGTAACAAGTGATAGATAGTCACCTGATAAATTACCAGCTACAATATCAGTAGATATTTTATTGTATAATTTTGTACCAAGAGCAGACTGGATGTGTATTTCTTGTGCTATTTTAACGTACTGAATAAATAAATCTGTATCAGTATTACCATCAATAATGCTGTTCTTTACTAAATCCGTTCTGCTTATGAATAATGCTGTTGCCATAGTTATCTTTTTTTTACAAATCCGTTGTTAGGCATATCAGTTGGTCTTTTTGCTACTTCTTTTGCGTTTACTTCTGGTTTAAAACCTTCTTTTTTAGCTTTGTTTACACTTACTTCTGCATTTGGGTTTCCGACACTTGGTTTAATTCCTTTTTTCTTTGCTCTATAAGTCTTTCTCATCCAAAAATGATGACAGTCTCCACCACCTTTATAAAGCCATCTGTCAAAAATTAAATTACCACCTTTACCCCAGCCAACAGTCTTACCATCTTTGTTTGTATATCCATCTCCTAAATAGGTTTTACTCATCATATCTACATCTTCTTTGCGATATATCTTTTTAGCATTAACCATTTTCTTGCAAAAATCTCTACTATTTTCGCTAAATGTTAAAGGTGCGTATTGATATCGTACTCTAAATTGTACACCTTCTTCATTTTCTCCATCTTGTTTACTCTTTGCATTAGGTCTTGCAGTTCCAGTAGTAACAAAATTGTACATCTTAGAAAGCATTGAGAGTTTAGGGTTGTTTAGCTTTTCTAACTCTTCATTTAAAGATTCTTCTGCATCATAGTCAACTTTTCTTTCATCTACTAGCTCCCAGTTTTCTAAATCCTCATCCTCTCCAAACTCTTCCAAATCAGAAGCCATTTTTGACATCTTAACACCAGTCTCTTCCTCTCTTGTTTCTTGATCCTCTACGTTATCTAAGTCTAAGAATTGCAATGGCTGTAATGTCTTAAAGTATAGGTTTAAGCTGATGTCATTAAACGCTAGTATTTTATCAAAGGCATCTATTAAAAGCTCTTGAAATGGTGCTATAACCATGTTGTTCATTAGTATCGAACTGTCTTTTAATTCTTCTGCATTGTTACCGAAACCAGAACTATCTTTAATACCTAAAAGCATAGGAGATACAATTCGATGAGAAATCAAAATCTTTGATTGTGCTACCTCGTTTATAAATTGATACTGGTTGTGAGCATCTGATAACTGAATAGCTTCTATAGTTGCTGCACTCTCTTTATTGTCGTTAAAAGCTATAATAGGTGTACCAGCTCTTGAAGAGCCTTGATACTTTTGCTTAATCTTATTTTCTGTTAAAACTTGTGTTTCTTCATCTGGGACTCCATTGTTGAAATTGATCATCATTGAAGGACTCAATCCGTTTCGAACATTATTAATATGGTAGTTCGATACCTCGATCTCTAAATCACAATACTGTATTCCTCCAATATAGTCTGGTGTACTGTAGTAGTACATACCAGCCTCATAAGGTTTAACATATAGTATCTCAATTGGCTGTGGTTTATCAGAAACCCCAAACGCTGGGATTCGTAAAGGTTTATCAGATGGTTTTATATCTTCCCATTTAGGGAAGTAGTAGTAAGCCTGAACCTTTTTATCTTCTGCGCTACATTTTTCAGCTCTTAGAGTCTCTATTGGTAAATGTTCAACCTTTTCAATAGTCTTTTTATCCTTTGCATAAATTACTTGCATAGCACATTGACCAGATAACTTTAAATCATAAGCAAACCTTCTTACATCATCTTTTTTAAATAAAGAGATCATTCTTGCATATTGCTCTGGTCTCCTCGCACTATCTGTAGCAGACAAGCCTTTACCATATATCATCTGAGAAATAGAATTGATACAAGCACTATTTGTAGCACTTCCGTTGGCTTTGTCAATTAGTGTACTAAAAAAGTCATTATCAGCACCAAACTCAACCCAATCTCTGTTCCTAGATTCTACTATCTCTGGTGTTGTGTAAGATGACAAATTAACAAAAGAAACAGCAGATTTACCTTTGCTGTTTACTGTTGGCTTTACTTTTCTTATATTTTTTTTCATTATAATATTATAAAATCATTATTACCACGCTTTTCAACATACTCATTCTTATTAACTGAATAATGCTCGTTGTTTGATTGGTTTGTTGATTGGTCAGTGCAAAAAATCTTGTCACGATATATAATGTCTTTTTCCGCGACTGCTCCTTGTCCGTTGTAAACTTTTAAATCATAAAATCTACCTTCTTTTAAAACAAAAACAGTACTCAATACAAGGTAGTTACCCGATTTTGTGCCAGTAACTAACAGATCAACAGATGTATTTGAGCTGTCATCCCTCACTCTTAAAGTAACAGATGTCGAATATACTCTAGGTATAATATTTATAGTTTGTGCATCTGTAGTATGTAGCAATACTTTCATACTTATATAATGATTTTTAAAGCCTTTTTTATTTTTTTAAAGCAAAAAAAAAGAGCATCCCCAAAAGAATGCCCTCAATCAAAACAAATTATGAAAAGAACTATGCGTTTGGATTTATTTGTGTTGCAGATGCTAATGCTGGTATCACAGATGCTTCAACAAAAAATGGTGGATCTACCTCCATTGCTTCTAGCGTTAAAGAAAAAGATTGTGCATCAGCCATATTTTGCCCAGTTACAATTGAACCTCCAGTTGTATCTGCTCCATTTTCTAAACCAATTAAAAAGAACGTACCATTGTAATCCTCAACAGCAACATGAGGTTTACTAGCTGCTAAAATTTTTATTTGCTCTTGTGTAGCTTTATCAAGTACAAGCAAAGTTAAATTTAAAGCTTGAGTGTAGAATAAACTTCCGTTTTCTTTTGATGAATTTACAGTCGTTTCAAGAGACGCTCCTCCATTTATATCATATTTGTAAAAGTCTGGTGTTCCAGAGAAAGCAGTAATCTCAGAGCCACTTTTTGTAGCAGTTCCTAATGTTCCGAAATCCGCAAAATATACCGCTTTCAAGCCACCAACTTTTTTAGAACATGGTAAAGTACGACCAGATGTAAGTGTTAAACAAGCCATTGTATGTATGTGTTTTAAGTTATTAAAAAAAGGGTAAGTAGATAATCTACCTACCCTTTATTATTATTATTTATTAGATTATAAACCTAATCCGTATGATACGATATCCTCAACTACTGCATAATTTACAGCTGCTGTATAACGTGCAATAAATCTTACATTTTGTGAACCATCAATCTCAGACATGTCAATCGTACGACATTCGTTTTGATCCGAAATTAAAGAAGTCGCAAAGACTAAATTTTCTTTTACAGTTCCAATCATTTTGTTCGCTGGTAAACCATTTACTGGTACAATCTTAATACCATCAAAAGACTGGATCTCTATGTCTTGGTTATTCCCTCTTGTATCTACACCTTGTCCACCACCAGTAGAAGCTAAATATCTCTTGTAAGCTCTAAAAACATTGTTTGCTACATAAATGAAAAGTCCTTCATCTTGTAACAATTGCTCTGGAATTGCATCAGCAACTTTTCCAAGCTCTACAGCAACATTTAATGACGATATTGCTTCTCCAGTAATTTTCTTAGCTCCAGTATGAGCAGAATCTGCAGATAATAAAGTTGTAAATCCAGGAAAATCACCAGCAACAGCAGTTCCACCCCATATAGAAAGCTCAGTCGCTTGTGCTATTTTAGCAGATGTTTTACCGATAATAAAATCAGATAATTTTGATGGGAAATTGTCGTGTGCAGATGCACCCATCGAACCACCTTCAAAAGTACTTCTAAAAGTAGTCTTACAAAGTTTTAAGTTTACTTGTAGAGACTTAGGCTCTATAGTTCTTTCTGTCCAATTTAAAGTACCAGTATCAGCAAAATCACAAGAAGCGTCGGCAACTAGTCCGTCTAGTTCTAATCTTGTCAAAGTTTCTCTGAATTTTACATTTGGTTTAATTTCAATTAATCCGTTTGCTAAAGTGTTCCCACTTAAAAGCATTGCCGAGACATAGTCTTGAGCAAATTCCCCTACATATGAAGAACTGATGTTTGCAGTTGTAGCCATTGTTATTTATTGTTTATTTTATTAAAGATTCTTGATTGTATTGTGCTTCTTCCTTTTTGAGCAGATAGATTTAAGTTTTTCTTTTCTGTTGCTCTCTCTGGATTGTGAGAAATTCCTTGTACTTCTGGTTGAGCAGATAACTCTACTTTTTCTTCAACTTTAGATAGTTTTAGTTCGTTTATTTCGCTTCGTAGCTTTTCAATTTCTGAGAAGAACATTTCTTCTGAAATTGATTTAACTATTTTTTTAGGAGTAGCTTCTTCTGTTGCTAACTCTTCTTCTTCTACTGGCGCTTCCTCTTCTACTGGTGCTTCTTCCTCTGCTCCAGCTTCTTTAATTTCTCCAATTACTCCTTCTTCGGTAACTACAATAACTTTGCCTTCTACTTCATATTCTCCAACTGGTACTGGTACTCTTTCTTCGTCTGCAACAACGAATATTTCTGCACCAGCTTCAAATACTTCAGCTTCTAAGACTGCACCATTCTCTAGCGTCATTTGTTCTAGCTTCACTTGTATTCCAAGTAAAGTTCTAGCTTTGTTTAATAATGTTTTTTCTTTGCTCATATATATAGTTAATTATTTTGTAATTCTATTTATATTTGATATCGCTTGATTAAAATCTTGTTCAAGAGATAAAACTTTTTTAGGGACATCAACTCCTAAATCTTTTGAAGATTCTTTTATTTTATCAACAAATTTTAGAGCCATTACAATATCTTTTTTAACCCCACCTTTTAAGGCTTTTGCCATTTGAATAGAATCATTTTTTGATTTTTCATATTCACCCATTATACCAGCATATTCTTTCCATAATGATTCCTTTTTTAAAAAATCATCAACTAAAGCCAACTCAACTTTCTGTGCTGATAGTTCAACTTTTTCTACTTCTGCTAGTTTCTTAAAAACTCTACTC